GTCAAATACGCGAGTCCAGGTATCGCCCTGAGTAAGAACAATATCGTAAACACCAGTATTGCTTGGAAGGGGGGTGCGACCCTTCATGTTGTTTTCAATGTATACGCGCTCTGGTTGAGTGCTATCGTCAATCTCTTGAGGCATGTAGACAGGTACAAGTTTATTAGTTGTACGAGAAACGCGGCGTAACACGCCCATTTCAATACGCCACAAGCCAACATTAAGCGCAGCGCATAGCTCTTTGTACTGGTCTTTACGTTGAGCAATAATATTTGAAAGTTGGTTAAATCGCTGAGCACGAGGGATTGTAACGCCATCTGGAGCCTGGATGTTAATATCAAAGGCAGCATCTGTAGCAAGTGCCCATAGAGCCTCTACAGTGGCTAGGAGAGCCACAGGGTACTCTTCTACGGCGGGGATGTTAGCGATGGTCACTTCACTACCGTAAGCGTCTGTACGGTTCGTTGTGTGCTGTGTAACGGCAGTGTTGACAAACGTAGTAAGTTCGGTGGTTGTAAAGTAGCGGTAGTTAGTTCCCGTAATAACAATTACAGCATTTTCTGCAGGGGCGGTAACAAAGTGAATCATGCCCAAGTTTTCTTCTACTGTGAAGTCCGCAGGATTGGCTTTAGCCGTACCGTTTACGGTAACTGTTAGATAGGTAGCATCCACAGGTTTAACGTTCATATAAAAATCTTTAGTAACGCCGTCACCAGTAAGGGTAGTGGTGAATTGTTTGGCGTTATCCCCAAGTTCTAAACGAACCCTAGAAAGGAGGTCGGAAAGTACAGCCACAAAAACTCCTTACGTGCACTCTAATAAATAATGCCTTACTTTGGCGAAAAAATCTGCCTAAAATAGAAATGGTGGGCACGAAGCCCACCATCCTAAAACCTGCTTAGACAACTCCAGCGAGGTATCCTTTTTCTTCAAGGTGGCGAGCCAAGTCCTGAGCAACTTGGTACTTCTGACCAGCACGGAAGGAAAAGTAATTTCCAGCGCCGAAAGTCATATTTTCAATATCTTCAACTACGCGGATGGTAACAGATTTTTCACCGTTATCTACTATAGTCGGCTCATCAACAATAACGGTTACCTTGTTAGGTACGGTAGCGTCGATTACCTCAGTCTCTAATGCGACTGCTTTTTGTGCGGTAGCCATTGCCATATTCTGAGCGGCTTCTGCCTGCTCATCTGCAAATGCTGCCTGCTGTGCTTCACGCTGACGACCAGTTGCGTCGCCTGGTTTTGCTTTTGATGTTGCCATGAGTGTTTTCTCCAATGTTAGTGTCTGTTAAAAGCAGAGAGGGGGCTTGCGCCCCCTCTCTAGGGGTCTTAATTAGTTGGTTTCAGCAACTACGATTGCCTGGTCGGTGATTAGACCAAGACCGAAGATTGAGTACCACGCAAGTGCGTGCTCACGTCCGAAGTCTAGGATACCACCATCGCGCAATTCCACAGGAAGTGAGATAGCGTGACCGAAAGCGTTGTCGCCGATGAAGATTGCTGAGTAACGGTCAGCAGAACCTGCACCAGTGAAGGTTGTTGGGGTTGTGTAACCGCCACCAGCAGAAACTACTGGAGTAGCAACTGCAGTGTCGCCTGCGTAACCTGCGCCTGCGCCACCTGGAACCTTGAGAATCTGAGTGGTCTCAATGAATACGGTGTCGTAAAGGCGACCGATTTCACCAAGCATGAAGTTACCAGGAGCGGCGTACTTCGAAACTTCGATGAATTCAGGGTTGTCACGAAGAGCACGGCTCTGGTGAGGGTGTACGAATGCGACGTAAGTTTCGCCCAATCTTGGGATATTCTTGGTTGCAAGGGTTTCTACAGCGTCCTTAACGGTTGCGGTGGTTAGAGAGTAGTTACCCGTCAAACCTGCACGTGAAGCGCCCTTTGTACCCTTGTCGTACCAGTTGTTAACTGCTGATAGACCTGTGCGGTCGTAACCGTAGATTACAGAGGTTGCACCGTAAAGGGTGTCGCGTGAAATCTGGTCTAGGTAGATAGCCATGTTGCGACCCAATAGACGGGAAGCAGATGCCATGACATCGTCGAATGAAGCATTTAGCAAGAGTTCTGACACAGCAAGAGCATAACCATGCTCAGAAACTGTGATTGAGAACTGCTGTGCAGTCAATGCGTTGGTGCTCATGCGAACACCTTCAACCAATGGCTGTGCAAAGCCAAGGTTGTTGTATCGCATGAAGTTAATCTGAAGACCTGGTGCAACACCAAGTTCAGTCTTCTTTACAGCAAACTGCTCAAAGCGAAGAATCGGCATAGCCTGGAAAAGGATTTCCTTTGACCAGATTTGCTGAATCGCCTGAGTTAGCTGCGAGTTTGTGCCTGAGTAGGCGGTAGGTGACGCGGCGAGATTGCCTGTACCTGTTAATGCGCTAGCCACTTGTGGACTCCTTGTATAGTTTTGATTGTTAAGTTGGGGTATTAACCGAACAGACCGTTAGAGCGACCCTGAGCGGTTGGGCTCAGGAGGCTGTCTCGATACTTAGCGTATTCAGCCAACGACATGGACTCAATGTCCTGTGCCGTAAACTGACGTGTACCAGTTTCAATGTCAAGAGGTCCCGCGTTTGGCGGAGTTGTTACTCTTGTACCAGTCATATCCCGACGAGCAGCTTGCATAGCTTGCTGTGCTGCATCTAGGATACTGGATGATTTAGCCTTTAGTCCTTGAATACTCTGTTCAATTTCGTCAATTGAGTTACCGCTAATCATGTCTACAAGTTCTGGGATGATGTTATCCCGCTCTTGTTCTAGACGACTGTTACGGTAATTCTGAATTTCTGCAAACGTTTTTTCTCGTTCCAGTAGAGCAAAGGCACGCTCGCGCTCGTTGCGCTCACGCTCCAACTGCTCGTTCCATTCGGATTCTTTAACTTTTAAAAGGTCCCGAAGTTCAAGCTCTTCCTCTTGCTTACGCTTAGTCTCTTCTGCTAACTGTGCGTCAAGGGCGGTTTGTTCAGCCAACTTGCGGGCTGATTCCTCTTCACGTTCGCGTTTGATAATATCAAGTTCTTCTTTGAGACTATTGATTTGAGGATAAAGTTTGTCCTTCTCCTGAGTACGAACTTTTGCCAAGTCTTCTTCAGTGTAGAATTTTTGACCGTTCGATGAGATAGCAGTTGGTGCGTCAACGCCCGTTTCTGCTGCCACTGGAGGGACATTCGCTTCGGCATTAAATGCTTCAACGTCTGCGTTTACAGATTGGTTCATTATATTTCCTTAGTTTTCTCTGGGTCGTTTTCCGAATTATTAACACAAATGACCTAACGTATATTTCTATATTAATTTTTGTACAATTTGGTTCGTTTGTCTGTTTAAACGCACGAATTAATCGTAGTTTTCTGACGGAACCTTCCTATTAGGAATGGTGGTTCCGTAAGCCTTTGTGACCAAGTCCACACGTAGTTGCTGTTCAGCCTCTGCGCTTGCAACTGTTGCTTGGTCAATAACTGGTGGCATCATTGGGGGTAAGCCACCCTCTTGTCCGCCCGCAGGAGGACCTGCTGGATTACCGATAGGAGTAGGCTGACCGTTAAGACCGCCTGAAAGCATGCCCGTAAGGCTAGCAATAGTGTTTTCAATCTGAGTCTGTACCAGTTTGACAGCACCGTCAGCCTTAGCATCAAGTAGAAGTTCCATACGGATTTCTTCAAGTTTTTCTTGTGGGAACTCTTCGCCCATAGTGCGTAAAGCACCCGCCTTTGATTCCAAGCCCAAAGACATCATGGTCTGGACCTCGTTAAGAAGAATTAGTTTATCCAAAGGCAACGGCGGCATAAAATGCACGTAGTTTTGGTAGGTAATTGGGTCGTTAGGGTCAAGCATCTCTGCTTCGCCCTGCTGTAGTGTTCCCTCAATAGTAGGGTTCCACACCAATGTTTCTGGTTCTTTAATAGCAAGATTTAACAGAATAAGTTCATTAATACGTTGAATACCGCGACCATACTGGGTAGTCTTTTGGTTCCACTTGTTCATCAACGGTTGGAAAGTAATAGAAAGAGCAACGCCTGATGTGTTAGAGATAGGAACAGCCTGACCAAGGGCAGTCTCAGGGACACCAACCATCTCGTGCATAGCTTTCTTCATAAGGGCTAGGAAGTCCATAGCGCCCTTTAGACCCTGTGCACCACCCTCAAGGTTTTCTACCTTAGCGTCTTTAGGAAGACCGCCCCAAACTTTGTTAGCGCCTTTTTCAAGTTGGTTAGCCTTGGCTCCGATAATAACTGTGACGGGGGCGGCGTGGTAGTTAACAATATCGGCAATATCTGTCGAAACTTCGTTGTACGTTCTATTGACTGGGATGATGTCGTGGCAGTCTGATAGTCCCCATGGCGAGCCTGAGATTCGAACGTTTGGAATGTGAATGACAGGAATAATGCCAAGCGGATTTGGGCGCGAGTCAATAAGTTCGTCATTAATGTATTCCTCAATAATGTCATCTGTAAGGATTTCCGTGTATGTGAAAACCTGACGCGTGCCCTCTAGTGATGTTCCCCAGAAACGATATTTAAGTTTAAAACGGATAAGGCGTTCACGGTCGTGCGGGTGAAATTCAGGAAAACAAAAAGAAGCATTTAGCGGTAGGACACGAACTTTACCTGGATGGAACCGACCGATAGTATCAGTATAGGCTTCTTCATAAGCAACTTTAACAAAGCAGTCTCCAGATACAGAACCCTGCTGACCCATTTCCCATAGGACGGTCTTCTTGTCGTTGTCTACTTCCCAGACGCGTTCTAGCAAGTCTGGTACGATACCTTCAGTCTGCTTAGGGCTACGGAACTGTACGCCTTTGCTGAATGAGAAGTTAATGATGTAGTCTGTAAGCGCACGGTAATAGTTGAACACCATTTGGGTTTCGCCAGCCTGACGGCGGTAAGATGTGTGGTGACCTAGGTACATAGCCCAGTTAAGTGAGTAACGGTTTAAACGAGGACCGTGGACCTCAAACTCTTCATCTGCAAGTTCTACAAGACCAAGAGGAGAAATTGAGATAGTTAAGTCAGACGACGCCGCCCTATAACTGGGTGGTGAGAAATCAATACTCACTAATCATCCTCCCTATCTAATAACATAAATAATACCACAGTTTTTAACCGCGGAATCGCTCCCCAGCAATAGTGTTCTTGCCAATGGGTTTTGTAACTTTTTTCTTTTTAGATTCAAGTTGCGCGTCCATGCGCTCTTGCACATAGTCACGAAAACGCGGGTCAACTTCACTCTGCTTGTCAACAAATTTTCCGCCAACTTGTGTGTAGCGGGTGTGGACCCAGTGAGCGGCGGCTGGAGACGGGTAAACACGAAATCGTGATTTAGCCTGTGCAACATACATGTTCCACAGTTTAGGGTTAGCGGGAAGTTGTTTAGGACCCGCTTTAACTTCTTTACCGCGAATAAGAGCCATAATAAAATCCTTAAGACCCCCTAGCCGTGCCGTAGCAATACAAAGGCTAGGGGGAGCTTTTTAGGTGAGGTTAGTCTTGTACGACTGCTGGGTTCAGGCGGAACTGATGTCCACCGTCACGGAACACTTCTGCGAAATGATTGTCGCCATGGTCTGCAAATGCTTCAGACGCAAAGTCAACAAGTACTGCAGGCGCTTCTACCCAAGCCGCAGAACCTACGTGAGCACGCTCACGCATTGTTTCTTCGGCTGGCTTTTCAAAGACGTTCGCGTTGTGGTTTGCACGACCAGGTGCTGGCATGTAGCCTTGCATAGCACCCTTGGTGAATTCCATTGGAACGTCAGTGTCGGTAGCAAGACCTTCTTCAAAACGAAGTGGACCACGCTGACCAGGCAGGGCTGGGCTTAGCGTGCGGTCGTATACTGTGCCTGCGTTCTCAGGGAACTGAGGTGCAGGTGCAATGATTTCTGACATAGGGAGATTCTCCTTAATTAAGGTTTGAGGTTCCTCATTTAAATTGTGCCCTGTATTGGGGCAAATGTCAGACTAAACTCGGATTACCTATAAAATGGACTTGAACTTACTTCAGCCTCAACCATAGTCATATCAATAGTTAATGAGCATGCAATTGCTAAAGAATCTGCGTAGTCGTCGTGCGCGTGGGCTTCTTCAGGGGCAGCAGCCATAAAGTTAGGACCTTTGAACTTAGTTTCTAGGTCCGTCATCTGCTGATAGAAGCGCTTCCACGTGCGTAGGCGACGAGTTTTAGCGTGGCTAGGGAAAGCCACCATACGGCGGTCAATAAGGGCTTTAAGGTGCTTCCAGCGCTTTGATTGCTCGGTAGGGCTACTGGTTAGCGAAATGACCTCTGCACGCGGTAGAAGCAGTTTTAGACGCTGTGCGACGGCATCTCCGACACCGTTGGCGTCAACCCCTACCATAAAGACGTTGTAGTTGGATAAGAAGTTAACAATCTGGAAGTATTGGTCTTCCCAGTCATCCCCTTGAATTTCTAACCAGTTCATTACGCGGTGGTCGTAATAGCCAAACTCATCTGGTCTATCCCAGTCTACATAGACCACAGTAACAACCGTAGAGTCCATTTTACGCGCAGGGTCAATTCCCACTACAACAGGTGTACGGTGATAAGACTTAACGGTTTCCATACTGGTATCGCCAAGTTCGTCCATAACCGTAGATGTAATAAACATACCTTTTTCAAGCATCCACTTGCAGTTATACGACATCTGGAACTCATCAGAGTCCTCGCCAATACGGAGCATTTCTTTACGAACGAATTTGTCATAGCGAGGATTGACTTTAGATACATCTCGCCAATCCCACTGGAAATGGTTTTGACGCTTACCGCGAGAAGTTTGCCTACGCCTGTTTAACTGAATAGAACGGTAGAAGTTGTTTTTGACGTTTGTCGGTGTTCCCGTTTTTACCATGGTACCTGAGTAGTACGCAAGCATAGGGGAGATAGATTTAGAGACAATAAAGTCGTCTGCTCCCTGACACTCGTCAATAACAATGAGGTGGAACGACTTAGACTCAATCTTAGCGCGAGGGTTTGCGGTCATCATCATAAGACTACTACCAGAGTTTTTTAAGATAATCTGACGAGAAACACCTGGAACTTTACCTAGTGAGTCATCAATCTCAGGGTCACCTAGAATCTCACGGGCTTGCTCAGAACTAAGGCGGTTTACAGTTCTACCGAATAGGGTTTCTACCTGACCCTCAACAGGCGCAAACATACCAATCCAAATGCCATTCACATACTGCCCTAAAAGGTCTGGGTACATCTTCGCAAGGCGGGGAAGAAGCACCATAAGCGTGGCTACGGTGTTAGCAATAGTCTCTGATTTACCTGACTGACGGGCGGCTAGAGCCGTAATTTCTTCACCGTCATTAATAAGTACTGATTCCATAATACGGCGTGCAAGCGGTACTTGGTAGGGGTGGAGCGCGTGCCCAACAAGGGTCTCCATAAAGAGCATCATTTTGTCTATTAGTTTATTTACAAACTCTTTGGAGAGTTCATCAATTTCTTCTTCCTCAGACTCTTCAGGCAAAGGGTCGTCAGAGAGGTCGTCTTCGCTCTCAACGTAAAATTGATGTTCACTCATGTGTTTTCCAAACTAAATAAAACGGTTATCTACATAGTACAACAATAAAGAAAGACCCTAGCGCTAAAACAAGTAAAAATGCTAGGGTCTTTCATGCCACCTTAGGAGAGGAAAGAAGTTAGGCAATACAACTATACCACAGTTCTACGATGTAACTCTGACACTAGGGCATTTATAGCCTCTGCGCCTATTAGCATGTCATCTATGCTAGACGTCTCTCCGCCTCTGTGGTAGTTAGAAATGCACCTATTGGTTTCGGACATGGCTTGGTCAATCCATATAATCAAATCTGCAGTAGCAATTTTAGCCACCCTGTTTGCTAATTTTTCAGGGAAAGGCTTTACCCATACTTCTTTTTTCTTTTTAAACATTAGTCCCACTCCAGTAATTCGTCTACAGGTACGTCTAGTTTACGCCCCCAGATAGCCGCAGTTAGCGCGTCATCTTCTTCTTGTTCTGGTCCCCACCAGCCGACAACAAGGGCTGGTTTTGTAAAAGGAAGCCTAAATACTAGGCAACTGCCCTTGCGAAAAGGTTCTTCAATCTCGTTTGTCCAGCCTTTTTCTACCACAGGCAAAGGTTTACGATGCGGATATTTTAGGGCTGTTACGTATAGTGGTCCAATATTTAACATTAGTAGTTTGGTTCCTGACCTAGTGCTTCTTGAGTTGATTGTCCTTCAACTATTCTAGCATCTTCTCCACGACCCTTTTTAATGCGCCCCATAAGGTCTTGGTACCTAACCGCCCTACGGGTTCTTTTCCAACTTTGGTCTTTGTGAGCGGGACCTTTATTTACCCAGTCATCTAAACCAGAATCTTTTAGGTAGGTACCTTTAGAAAATGCGTAGTAAAATTCTTGCCACATTGACGGCGGTACATCATAATAATTGAACAAAGTCCCATCACGGAACTCTACAGTAAGAATAAAGTTCTCATCATCATATCCAGCTTTTAAAGTTCTAGGCTCATCAGGATTAGACGTAGAAGTTTGAGCAAGAATTAAGTTGGCAGTAATAGTGCCCGCGTCGTCGCCATCTGCTGCGAGTTCTTCAGGAGTTTTGTATGGGGACTCAAAAGTTGACTCATCCATAAGGTCTTTTAAATTTTGTGGGTCTGGTACCATTATTCATCACATTCATGTAATTCAGTTTCGTCTTCGCGGACTCTAGCATGGCAATCATAGCAACGAAGCCACATAGGGGGCTCAAAATTATTCTGAGCGGTAGCGCCCATTTCAAAGTTAGAGCCGTCCTCAGCGTATGCTTGTTCGTAGTCGTAGATGACCTCAGGTTGTCTAAACAACTCGGCAGGAAATGGACCTTTAGGTCTAGTAACTTGACTAGGCACGGCATGCCCCTGATAGGCGGCTACTGTCTGAATGATGTGCATGATTATAGAATAACAAAAAGGGGGGCTACTGCCCCCCTTAATGTAGAATATTACTTCTTTGAGCCTACGCCGTAGGCTGGGTTCTTAGGATTGGCACCAATAGCAAGCGGTCCTAGAACAGCTACTAGAGCAGCCTTAAGCAAATCTGACGGGGTTGTGTAACCTGCAACGTATGCAGTGGCTACCGCTACAAGTGCTGCATAAAGGTAATGCTCAGCAAGTGTGGCTAGTTTCTTTTTAGTAATGGTACTCATTGTTCTCCTATTGTTTGTCAATGTGGTTATCAAAACGTTCTTGTAGTTTGTCCATATTCTTTTCAATGCGGTTAATCGCATCTCTCATACTAGACCCGCCGTTAGGAACGTACTGTGATTCTACCTTTTTAATTCTATCATCAATTTGGTCTAGTTTTTCCAGCCTGGACGTAACCTTATTAATATACTTAAACCCAGCAAAAATAAGTGCTGCAATTTCAAGGGAAGTTAGGATTAATTGCGTCCAAGAACTAGCGTTAGATAACATACTCTAAACCTTATGGGTAGTAAAAATAGGTACTATCCTATTAAACAGGAAGTTATGATATATGTCCCACTAAATTTGTTTTTTGTCACAAGTGTGGTATAGGATTACAATAAGAACTTAGGAGAGTAAATGTTTTTACCAATTAGTCGTGACTTGTATCTACCGTGCACAAAAGTAGACCCAGAGGTATTTTTTCCAGAATTACCTGATAAACCAATATCAAAGATAACTAACAAGGATAGGGCAGAGTATCAAGAAAAAATTAATGACGCTCTTGCTGTTTGTAATACTTGTGAGTTTACTACTGAGTGTTTAAAATACGCGTTAGAAAACCGATTGCAAGGCGTATGGGGTGCTACTACGGACGAAGACCGTAAGCGAATCAAGCACCAGTTGAATTTGCAAAAGCGCCGTGAAAAGCAAAAGAGCGCCCCGTAGGGCGCTCTTCTGTTTATAGATTAAGCGTAGTTGTTTTGGACAGTTCCGCCAGCGTTTGTAGACGCACTAGGCACCGCGCTTACGGTTACTACAAGAGCCTTGTTGGTTGAAGTACTTCCAGCAGAAGTACTCTGAGCAGTTACAGTACCGTTGAACGCATGAACGAATCCATTAGTCAACGATAGTGTGGTGCTAGATGCTGTTGCAGGAGTTAGGTACCTGAACTGAGTTGGGCTGATAACGCTTGCAACTGTTGTTCCAGGGGTAAGAGTACCCGCTGCGTAACTTGTTCCAGCAGACGTTGGCAAGTAAGCGAACCTAAATCCAGTTACTGAAGTAACACCGCCGATACCAATTACATCTCCAACCTTCAAACCGTGGTTAACTGAAGTTGTAACAGTTGCAACACTTCCCGCAGCCGTAGCAGCAATAGTAACTGCAGAGGCTGGTAGCGTGTTGTATGCAAACCATGCACCTAAGTTACCAGCAGCAGCGGTTAGACCACTAAGTGCTGTTGGCTGAGATGTGTTTGCAATGCTGAACGTGTTAGTTGCAGTAGTTACAACAACGGCGTTCTTAGCGTTAAACGAATCAAGGTTAGCCACGTTTACAATTTGACCAACCTTTAAACCGTGAGCAGATGCCGTGTAAGTCCAGTTAGTTCCATCGCCAGATACTGCAGTAATCATTGTGCCAGCACTGTCTGTAGCAGTAATGCCTGCTGATGTGTAAGAGGCTACTGTGTTGACGAAACCTGCCGCCTCAAATGCGCGAACTGCTTGTGGGTTTTCAGGAGTCTGAAGTAAGCCAAGTACATATGGAGCGGTGTACGCTGGTGTGTAATCAGGGAAGCCACTTGGGGCAGGGCTAGTCAACGCAAGTTCGTTGTTATCCTGACCAGTAATCAGAGTACCTGATGGAATCAACCAAGACTGACCCCATGAGCCGTCTGCCTGACCAACACGAGCGGTTCCGAAAGATGCTGAACCAACACCCTTAAATGCCTGTGCGTAACTAGCACCAGTACCAAGAGTAATTGTGTCACCTGAAGTGATGGTGATACCAGAAGCGCCAGTAGCAACAGTGAATGATGTAGGCGTTACAGAGATGATAGAAATTTCA